CTGACCTTGGCGGCTGCTGGCTTTGATCTGGGTTGCATGACCACCAAGGAACCAAGGCACATCATTTATGTGTCCGAGGACGGGGATCAGGTTATCCGCATCTTGGAGGGCATTACCCGGTTTGAGGATGTTGATGCCAAAAATGTTGCCGAGGTATTTCACCTGATTGACGCAAAGCGGGTTACAGCCATTGATTTGGTCAAGCTGGCTCAGAATGTCGCCCTGTGGACTATTGATGGGGTTAAGCCTTGGGTGGTGCTGGACACCGCCAGCGCCACGATGCAGCTAGAAAATGAGAACAATAACAGCGAGATCAGCGGGTTTGTTTCGATGCTGAAAGAAACCATCTATACCCAGATGGGGGCTTCGGTTGCGATCATTACCCATCAGGCAAAGGCTGATGGACGCGGTAATGAGGACGCTACCGCTAGGGGTGGTAGCGCATGGGAGGGCGATGCCACGGTCACGGCAAGCCTATTCATGGAGGGTGATGAGAGGTTTCTTAAGCTGCGGAAAACCCGGTACGAACCTGACTTTAGGGAGATAAAGTTATCCACAAGGTCGGAGATTATTCCTGTTGTGGACAAGTTTGGCGAGATGCAGGACTTGAATTTGCTGTGGACAATTCCAGTTGAATCCGATGCCGATGTGCGGAAAATTGAGCGAATTGAGCGCGAAAAAGAGGTGAAGTCAGACCGCATGAAGGCGCTGATTGATGAGGCTCATACGGGCTTTTTGGCGTATGTCATGGGCTTTAAAAACCCGGTCATCAGGGTCGGCAAGGGTGGCAGTCATGTGCCACCGGAGGGGTCAACTTTGGTGTCAATTGGTGAGTATTTGGATCAGTCAGGGATAGCTGGGATACGCAAAACCGACACCAAGAGATCGGTGCAAACTGCCCTGCTGAAGATGCTTGGCGCTGATAAGTTGCAGGGCTTCTTTCCAATGACCCCAAAGGGGACATTGGAGTGAAGGGACATTGGGGGACATTGATGACGATTTCCAATGACCCCACCCCCCCCTTATGGGGGGTGGGGGTCGTTGGAAATTCAGTCTGGCGGGGTCTTTGGGGTCATTGAAAAAGGTTTTAGGTGATTTATGGATAAATTGCTTGAGGATTGGAAGTCGTGTTTTGGGTGCGAATACTCTAAGTTAGTCGATACTAACATCATCGTTCACCGCGACAGGTGGGACAGCATGAAGCGGTCACTTGGGGTTTCGATTTACCCGGAGATCGACAAGGCTGAACATCGTGGCAACTGGGTGGTCATTCCAGACAAGACTAGGATTTGCAGGTACGATGAAAACTGGTGTATGCCAGACGATGTGTTTCACCATTGCCCTTGGCATGGACATGAACTGGTTGAGGAAGAACCGTGGTGGCAATAACCCGTAGAAAGCGGTCTGAGCAAAAGGAGCAGATTAGATTTGTCCAATACATTCGGGCATTTAGACCTGACATTTTGATCGCCAGCATCCCAAACGGCGCAGGCGTTTCGAGCCATCAGCGCATAAAGTTGACGCAGGAAGGGATGCTGGCAGGTATGCCGGACTTAATCTTGCTCATGGAGGGGTCTAAAACGCTCTTTATCGAATTTAAGCGACCCGATGGTAGGGGAACTACCAGCGAGGTACAAAAAACGCTCCATGAGCGATTAAAGGGTTTTGGGTTTGAGGTGTTTGTGGCAACGACTTGCGAGGACGCATTAGGGTTTCTACTTAGATGCTCAAAGGGATTGCAAAATTGAAAAATAAATTAGATAATTCATGCGCGACAGTTGCCCTTAATGGGGATGCTTGCGTCCCCACTTTTTTAGGATGAAGCTATGCAAGGACTATTAGGCTCCGACATCAAGGTTGTAATCGCTGACTCTGCGGAGCCTGAACTTGACGCAGAGGAGCTGGCGAAGAACCGCGACCATGTAAAGGCGCATTGGATGTTTGGGCCGGAAAAGACTCAGCAGCCAAATACCGAGTATTGGCGCAAGATTGCAACGGTCTGGCGTATCGCACCGGATCAGGCTAGGCGCAACCTGTGTGCAAACTGTGAATACTTCAACGACAGCCCGGATATGCTGGCGCAGATGGAGTCGATTCCTGAAGATGAGTACGACAAGGACGGCGGCGGCAGAGGCTTCTGCCAGAAATTTGACTTTATCTGTCACAATTTGAGAACCTGTCAGGCATGGGAGCGAGGCGACCAGCCAGAGGCCGAGGGCGAAGATTACTCAAATGGAGAAGAAGATGGGAACGACAAACCAGCATCAGATGTCGAGTAAGCAGGCAAAAAAAGCCGCCGAGGAAGCGCGGAAACGTGCCGAGCAAAACGGTTGGCAGTCTATGGCCTACAAGTTTTCTAAGCCAAAGGGCAAGAAATGAAGATGACTAAAGCTGGCAAGGCCAAAGTCGCCACGGTCATGCACGAATTTGGCAAGGGCGAACTTCACTCAGGCAAAGGCGGCAATGTGGTCAAGAACCCAAAGCAAGCCGTTGCGATTGCAATTTCCGAGGCTGCTAAGAAAATGGGCAGGTATAAGGGCAAATGATTAAGAGAGGCAAAGAATCTTTTGCTGGCTATAACCAGCCCAAACGGACTCCGAGCCATCCGACTAAGAGCCATGCTGTTTTGGCTAAATCAGGTGACGATGTAAAGCTGATCCGCTTTGGTCAGCAAGGCGTAAGCGGCTCACCAAGGCGTGAGGGTGAATCAGTAGCAGACAAGAATCGCCGGGAAAGTTTCAAGGCCCGTCATGCCGAGAATATCGCCAAGGGCAAGATGTCTGCGGCGTACTGGGCTAATAAAGTGAAGTGGTGAGATCATGCCAAATCTTCAAGCAACTCCATACGCTTACCCGGCAATAGGTTCAATAAATAATCTCATCGGTGGATTATTGGGTTATATGCGTGACCCCAGACGAACCCAGCAAATGCAGGGGTTGGCGAGTTTGCTTGAGGCAACAGGTATCCCAAAGACGGTAGAGCGTCTTGCGTATGATGAACCACTTACTAATATACAAAAGGCTAATGTGCCTGCGTTGCGTCCTGAAACCGCTGACGCATTGATGACGCTATTACCTGTATCAAGCGGAACAAATAAGGCAGCGATGGCTGCTGGACGGGCAGGAGAACAGTTGGCAGAGAAGTATGTGCCGCAGATCATGGAGCGCGGCGGTATGCCTGCTGGGTTGCTTCAAGACTTGGCTCAAGGGTCGAGAAGCTACGCATACAGACCATCTACGCCGCTAAAACCTGATCCGTCATTAGGAACCAGATTTGAGCGAGAGTTTCTTGGAGGGTTGGCAGATAAAACGCCGATAAAAATAGAAGATTACAAGGGTGCAAGCATTATGCTTATGCCTTGGGATAGCACAAGCAGAAATTTCAAAATCACAGGAATATCTGATGAGGTACTTGCTAACCCAGTAATAACTCACGGCGGTCAAGACTATGCGCGTGATATTGAGCATATAAACCAGCAAATTGCTGGCGCATCAAATCTTGGAATTGCAAAAAGAATAAAAGATAGAGATGCGATGGCTAGGATTGAAAACATCAATGCAGGTGGTACTGGAGAAATATTGCATCTGCCCGTAACAATGGGAGAGGGTGCTGAAAACTTTTCGGTGATGCCTGTTGAGGTTTTGTTAAATTTTGCAGATAAAGCCAATTTATCAAAAAACGACATTAAGGTATTTGATGAAAGCGTAAGAAACTACAAGGTATTTAAAGGAACTGGCGAAAACAGAAAAGTAACTCAGCCATTCAAAAACTTTAAAGGAATAATGTCAGAAGAAGGAAGGGTGCAAATGTACTCAGGAGAGGGTCTTGATAGCACTCCGGGTGAATTGCGTAAGGCTATTGTTGATCGCTTCTATATGAAGGGCAATCAAGAAAAGTTTGGATTTAATGCGGAAGATGTTAGCGCAGCCTTGACTGACGAAGCATTGCTAAATGTTCCAAAAGGATATGCTGGAAATACTGTAATACTTTCAGACCCAAGTGGTATGCATTTGCTGCCATCAGCAAATAGAACATATAACACAAACTTTACAGGCCAATATCAAGGCACTTTAGGGCATAGCATACCAGCAGAAATTTTGATGCCTGAATCATTTGGATTGCTAGGTAAGGAGTTCGCAGGAAAAACAGGAGACATTAGAAATATGATTCTTGGCGCTTTAGAAAAGCGAAAAGAAGGCGTTTCTGAAATGATTGACGATAAGCTGATTGAAAAATATTACAAGTATGTTGAAGATCAAAAAAGAAAAGGATTGTTAGACTGAGTAATTAAGAGACAACGCCAAAGATTGAAGTCTTAAAATTGCATCTTCAACAAATTCTAAAAATTCATCAGAATTTAATACCAACGCTTCATCATCTAACTCAATATCAATTACTTCTTTAGATTCTTTATTGATTATGATTTTCATAAAATTCTCCTGTTGCAAGGATATATTCTCATATTTGTGATAAAGTTGTCTAATTGAAAAAAGCTATGAACAACCCAATAGGGATTCAAAATGGAAGAAGTTGAACAACCAAAACCAAGGGGCGGCGCTAGAGAGGGCGCTGGTCGTCCGAAGGGTAGCCTTGACAAAGGTAATGCCCAAATCCGCGAAATGATCGTTACCGCCCTCAACAACGTTGGCGGCGTTGAGTACCTCGAAAAGAAAGCAGAGACACATCCTCAAGCGTTTTTATCGCTCATTGGCAAAGTCATGCCTACTCAGGTCACAGGCGTTGACGGTAAGGACATCAATGTTTCGATTAAATGGATGAAGTCATAGAAATCCCCTACGCGCCAAGGGATCAGCAGATTCAAATCCACGAACTGCTTGAGTCAAAGCGTTTCTGCGTAGTTGTCGCCCACAGGCGCATGGGCAAGACGGTTTCAGCCATTAACCATCTCATCAAGGACGCAATCCTTAACGACAAGGAAGCGCCTGTATATGCGTACATAGCCCCTACCTATGGGCAGGCAAAGCGCGTTGCTTGGGATTACCTGCTGAAGTACACCAGACCGCTTGGCGGCAAGCAAAACATCTCCGAGTTAAGGGTGGACTTCTGGGGCAGGCGCATCCAGCTTTACGGGTCAGACAACCCTGAGACATTGCGCGGTCAATACTTTGATGGCGTGATTCTGGATGAGATTGGCGACCAAAACCCCAAAATCTGGACAGACATCATTCGTCCGGCACTAGCTGACCGCATGGGCTGGTGTTTGTTTATTGGAACCCCAAAGGGTCATAACCACTTTAAGCAATTGCGCGACAGGGCAAGGACAGAAGAAAACTGGGGTCTGATTGAGTTCAAGGCATCGGAAACCGGGATCGTCAATCCGCAAGAACTTGCCGCAGCCAGAAACGAAATGGGCGATGACAAATATCGCCAAGAGTTTGAATGTTCATTTGATGCTGCGGTTGAGGGTTCCTACTACGG